ATGCAAAAGCAATTATTTATTAGTGAAATTAGCTGTAATTTCAATTTAAGAAGACCAAAGGTAATCAACAAGCCGACTAATGTTTATTGTGTGGTATATGTTGGAGGAAAGCAACATTATTTTGCTACTGGCTTAAAGGTGTTGCCTAGTCAATGGAATAAGAAAAAGCAGATAGCAGAAGTAAGTAACACATTAACGACACTTGACAATAGAAACAATAATATTCTGAATGAGAAAATAAACCAGTTAAGAGGATATTATAAGGAATATATTGAGTATCTTTGCAGCAATCCAAACGATATCGATAAACTATGTAACTTTATTTATAAAGATATGAAAAAGGAAGACAACAAGCAGATAAAAGCAACGGACTTACTAGAACGTGCTTTAGAGATTTACATAAAGAAAGGAAAAACAAAAACGGTTTCTACTTTAAGAGGATATGACAATAAGATGAATGCTTTTAAAAAGTACATTAAAGATAGCAAAGTAGATGATAACTTAGAACTATTAACACAAAGAGGAATTAATAATTATCAAGAGTACCTACAGACAGAAGCAGACAAAGTTAAAGTAGGTAAAATGGGTGGAGGAAAAGAAAGCATAAACCAGAAGTGTCAATTTATTGCAAAACTAATAAATGAAGTCTTATGCTGCACTAATGATTTTATGTATTTGGCTATACAACCAGTAAAATATATTGCTTTAAAACGTAATAAGAAAAATAAGGAGGAAGGAGTACATTTTCCATTAGATGATAAAGAAATAAAGGCATTTGGGGAAGTAACTGACTTAAACGAAAAACAAATTATGTATAGAGATTTGTTTTTACTGCAATGTAAATGTGGGCAGCGTGTTTCAGACCTTAAACAGTTAATAATGGGTAACTATACCAAAGATGAAAATAACTATATACTGTTAAAGACACAGAAAGAGAGTACACCAGCATACATCTATGAAACAGAAGAAATAAAAGAGATATTAGATAAATTAAAAACTTACATATTCGACTATAAAGGAAGAACGTGTTTAAAAGCTGGAGAATATAGAATTAATCTAGACAATTTAGATAATGACCCACAATATAATGAAGCTATAAAACTTATAGCAGAAAAAGCAAATCTAAATCGTATATGGACTTATAGGGATGCACAAGATAGACCTTTAAGCAATCCTATACATAAAATAATATCATCACATTGTGCAAGACATACATTTGCAACTATAATGAGAGCTAAAGGATATCCAGCTGATAAAGTATGCATTATGTTGGGACACGCTGATGATACAATGGTTAATCAAGTATACGGACATAATGATAATAAGTTAATATCAAAACAATTAACCGAAACAAGAAAAACTATTGAGGGGGAAGATAAGACAAAAGCAGACGCTTTACAATCTTTATTTGCTTATGACAGTTTAAAAGAGTTGGAAAGAATGAAAGATAACGGTATAAATATATTACCATTATCTAATAAGTGCATATCCATAATAAAAGATACTAGTAATCTTAAAAAGGCTATTCAATTAATGAATACAGCACCTACAGAAGAGCAAGAAGAATTTATAAACAAAGTCAAAGAGATAGGTAAAATAATATGGTATATTGCGGAGCATAAAGCAGACACAACACTATATAATATTTATGAGTATAAGAGTAAAGAATTAGGTATTATAGATAAAGTAACAGATATAAACCTATTAGAGTATATGTTTGAACAAGACTTAAGGGATGAAGAACTAGAATATTATTCAGATGAAGCCCAAGCAGAAAGACATTTCGAAGATAGCAAAAAAGCCAGCTCCAAATAAGGAACTGGCTTTACTCTTTAATATATTAAGCTATCTACAAAGTCTATATATTTTAACCGACTACAGTGTAATCTCATATACTCATTTTTTTCTGTATCAAAACTAATTATTCTACCATCATCCATTACATAAATACCCACAACTTTTGTAGTACCTTTAACTATTCCATAATAAGCAGTACTATTAGCTTTACCTTCTTTTGGAAGAGTTATACCATACTCTCTATATTTAATAATACTATCATTACTAATATAAGGATTAGCTTTTACTTTCTTAGCTAATTCATTACTTTTCTGGAGTATCAAAGTATCATAGTATCTAATGGAATCTATTGCACAATAATCTCTTTGTACTATTGTATCTACAATCTCTATATTATTTTCTTTAGCATAAGTTTCTAATGGATTATTAGACTTATTGCAGCTTACTAATGTTATCAATGTAATTAAAATAAATAATGTCTTTTTCATAATGTGTATTTTTTAGCGTATTGTTTAGGTAATAAATATGTTTCTTTATCTATATCTTTAGTTTTATAAACCGTACTATTAGGTAATGATTTACTTTCCAGTACAACTACTTTATCTGCTATCATTTTCTTAATATCTCTATAGCTAAATAGATACATAGTATCACCAAAGAAATAAACCATCCAGCAATTATTAGTAGTTCCATTATTCTATAGTATATCCATATAATCTAATTTCTATTTCTCCATTATATAAGTATCGTAACTTTCATATCTAGGATTTCTATTTTTAATCTCTACTCCTATTACTTTACCTTTATATGTAAAGAAACAATCTATCCTATCATAATCTCCTTTAGTAAACTATATATCAGTAACTCCTTTACTAAGTAAGAACTACTATAATTTCTATCTACCTATAAGTTCACTTTTCTAATATCCGTTCATAATGATTAAATTTTAAAGGTTAATTTCATTTTATCTATCATATATCCTTTAGTAACTTTTCCTCCTATTCTTTTGGCTTTTTCTACAGCATCATAGTAAGGAGATTCTGTTATTAAGGATGCTTTTACTTTTAGTTCTATTCCATACTTATTAAAGAGCTTAGCAAATATTGTTTTTAAATCCTTAGTGCTAATGAATCCAGCCCCTATTTCAGCATATATATCTCTGTAAACTCTTTCCAGCTTTATCTTATCAGCTACTCTATCTAACATTTTTTCTTTATTATAATGGAGTGTATGTATTTCTGTTACTGATAAGTATTTAACAATATTCTCAAACTCTGGATAATCAGTTAAATATTCCTCGCTCCTATTAGATAGATAATCATTTAATAAGTCTTTATAGCTAATTGTTATGGCTTTCTTAACTTTAATATTAAAATCATCCCAGATTTGTTGATTAGTATATATGCTAAATCTTTTACTCTTATTATAAGCAGCTCTTATACCAAACCCATCTTTATATTGCTTTCTGATTGACTGCTTATAAATAAATGATTGTCTTTTAAGCTCATTAATTTTCATTTCTCCATTAACTATAGAAATAAGAGATTTTTCTAAGTTTAAATCCTTACTATAGGAATCTCTTTCCTCATTACTCATTTTTTGCCAACCAGATATTTTAAGTTTAGCATCAGATTCTTTATCACTCATTAGCTGGTTAAACTCATTATCATCTAAGATATGATTATTATTACTATAAAAGTGTACTATAAAGTTTCTAAATATATTATGATACTCTTTATTATCTCTTAATCTACCTACTATTTGCTCTAATGTTGTAGATATATCTACTAAGGTAGTATCTCTGTAACCATCACTTACAACAACAACTAAAGCATTATTACTAAACATATTACAACCTTGAAACCCTTTCTTTGTAAAGAAGTTAATCTTTTTATTAGGGTTGGTTACTGGCTCTATCTCATAATCTCCTAATATTTTCTTATTACGGATTCTATTAGCACAACTGATTTTAACCAATTCTGGATTTATCTTTAAAGTATTCACTATTTGCTCTATACCAGTAACAGTATTAAAGAAAATAAATAACTGTTCTACATCTATACCACCTATATTTAGACCATTTTCTAAGAACTCATTTATAAAGTTAGTAACACCAGTGATAAGTTTAGTAGTCTTATATCTCATTACATTTACTTTCTCTGTTTCGTCCCAGATTACTTTATAATGTGGTAATTCCTTAAATGCTGGTATCTCAAAACTAATATCTATAGGAGTAGCAGATAATAAAGAATAATGATTAAACTGCTTAATAGTTTCTAATAATTTAGTTATTGAATCCTCCCTATAATCCATTTCACTTAATAATAAATGATACTCGTCTACTACTATATACCAATCATTAGGATTATCTATCCATTTTAATATCTTATTACTAAAGCTATCATAAGTAACTGCTATTTTCTTAATCTCATTCTCTTTACAGTATCTTTTAAACTCTGGCTCATATACTCCAGCATAACATTTAAAGATATTATATTTATTATTCTTATCTGCTGCTATACTATCTACTAAATCTCTAAATGGACATACTATAATATAATTCTTATCACAATTTGCAGCAGAATATGTACCGCCTACATCTGGCTTAGTCTTATTTATAATTCCATCTGGTAATCCATTTTTAAATAAATCTAATTCACTTAAATAACGGTGTGAGCCACCTTTAATAATAATTTCATTCATTTTTGATTAGTTTTTAGGGTTAAATTAAAAATATCTATCTAAAGTGTGTTTTTAAGGTTGTAACTTTTTTTAGTCTTATATAGGTAACAAAATAATTTTTTGGTTACATTAAAAATCAAAGAAAAGGGCTACTTAAAGCCCATTTTCTCGATTCAACCTAAAAAAATAATCATTATGTTTATCTATTGTTGCAAACACTTTCTCTAATTTTTCTATAACAAATATATGATATTTTTTTAGCGTTTCCAAATGAATAAAAAATTATTTTTCTGAATTTTTATTAGACTACTTTAGGCTTTAATTTAATTCAAAATCTGGTATTTGAGTGATACACTTTTCTTAAAAATCAACTATAAATAAGCATATATTCAATATTATAAATTTGTGCTATAACTATTTGGAATACAGTTTAATTACATATATATTTGCTATAAGAATATTGATAGAAACAACTATAAATAATAACTATAATATGCCTACTTTATAGAAAGCTTCTAAAATTTATCATAACAGATAGGTAAATAAGGAATAGAGAACTAATATTTATTAGAGTAAATAGTGGAAAGAGTTAAGACTATCTTATATAATGTAGCATCCACTTTGTGAAATATGCTTAGCTTTAGGTAAGACTACTCCAGCAGAAGATATACATCATAAGGATAGCTTTCTAAACTACTCTGGAAATATGAGATTAAAAGTAGCTTATGATTATAATAATCTTATAGCTTTATGTAAATAGCATCATTCTTATTTACATAGAAACGGAACAACACACGGACTAAATTTAGATGCTGTTGTTAAAGAATTATCTCCTATGGTGTAATAGTAGCACAACTTTCTCTAAAAGAGTGAGATTCTGGGCGGAACAGAATGGGAGGACTAAACTTATTAAATAGATTGAAATATGAGAATAGACAAATTTATAAAAACTAATGATACGAAGGTAGAACAGCTTACTAAAATGATGGCTGAAACCATAGTTAATGCAGAAGGTATAGCTAATTTAGCTTACTTATGGGATTTAGAAGATAGTCAGATTTATTTAGATTATTAGGACAAATTAAACCAGTTATCAGTAGAAAGGAAAAAATAATAATGAGTAATTTTAAACTACCTACTGGACTAAATAAGGAAACTAGGGATTATATGAAAGATGTAATTTCTCACCTTACAGAAGCTGGAGTAATAGAAAATGTAGATACTGCTGCTTTAAATATGCTAGCTAGATGTTATGATACTTTTGTATTAGCTAGTAAGCAATTAGAAACAGACGGCTTAACTGTTAGAAGTGATAGGGGTAATATATCAGAGCATCCATTAGTAAAAGTTAGAAAGGATGCCATTACACAATCAATTAAGATAATGACAGAATTTGGGTTAACTGCTAAATCTAGAGCTAAGTTACCACAAATGGAAAATGCAGATAGTGAACTATCACCATTAGAGCAATTTGTAAAGAGTAATAAGGAGATAAGATAATGAGTAATAACATATTTACAACATTAGGAGCTTCAAATCATTCAGAAGGAAAAAGAGAAGAGAATGATTTTTATGCAACAGAGCCAAAAGCCATAATAGAGTTATTAAAATATGAGAAGTTTAATAAAGATATTTGGGAGTGTGCTTGCGGTTAGAATCATATAGCAAATGTATTAAAAGATAGTGATTATAATGTACGTTGTTCAGATCTGATAGAAAGGATAAAAGGAATAGAAATTAAAGACTTTTTAGCTGATACAAATACTGAATTATGGAAAGGAGATATTATTACTAATCCTCCTTATAAATATGCTTAGCAATTTATAGAAAAAGCATTAGATATTATACCAGAAGGAAATAAAGTAGCTATGTTTCTTAAAATTCAATTTCTAGAAGGAAAGAAAAGAAAACTACTATTTTAGAAATACCCACCTAAAGTATTATATGTTAGTAGCAGTAGATTAAATTGCGCTAAAAATGGAGATTTTGAAACCTATAAAAATAACAGTGCTATTGCTTATGGATGGTTTATCTGGGAGAAAGGTTTTAAAGGTGATACTATAATTAAATGGTTTAATTAACTATGAAAGGATATTACCATTATGTAGAAGATGTACTTAATGGTAAAATAGTTGTTGGAGAGCTTATAAAATTAGCTTGTTAGAGATTCAAAGATGACCTACAAAGAGAGGATATTTATTTTAATGAATCTGTAGTAGATAAAGCTATTAATTTTATAGGCACTCTTAAACACTTTATGGGTAAATCCAGTGGAAAGCATTTTAAGCTAGAAAACTGGTAGCAGTTTATAATAGCTAATATAGTTGGCTGGTACTGGAAAGATGGAAATACCAGACGTTTTACCAGCTCTTATATAGAAGTAAGTAGAAAGAATGGTAAAACAGCTTTAGCAGCTGCTTTATGTCTTTATTATTTAATAGCTGATGGAGAAGATGGAGCAGAAGTAGATTTAGCTGCTAACAGTAAAGAATAGGCTAAAATTGCATTTGAGTTTTGTAGTAGCTTTAGTAAATAGTTAGACCCTAAAGGAAAGTATTTAAAGCCTTATAGAGATAATGTATAGTTTGCTCTAAATAATTCTAAGCTAAAAGTATTTGCTGCTGATGATTCTAAACTGGATGGATTTAATGCCAGCTTTGGACTTATCGACGAATACCACGCTGCAAAGAATAGTAAGGTTAGGGATGTTATTAAATCCTCAATGGGTATGCGTAATAATCCTCATCTATGTACTATTACTACTGCTGGTTTTGATAAAACTTTACCTTGTTATAAGCTAAGAAGTACATCTATAGAAATACTTAATAAACTAAAGACTGATGATAGTATGTTTATTGCTATCTATTCTTTAGATGATAAAGATAATTGGACTGATAAAGATAACTGGGTTAAATGTACTCCAAATTTAAATGTTACTGTAACAAGTAAGTATATTAAAGAATAGGTACAAAGTGCTATTAATAATCCTAGTGAGGAAGTAGGAGTAAAAACTAAAACCTTAAATCTTTGGTGTGATGTTGCTGATGTTTGGCTACCAGAAAGTTATATAGTTAGAGCTAGTAAAGATATACATTTAGAGGACTTTAGAGATTGTGAATGTTATATAGGTGTGGATTTATCTGCTACATCAGATTTAACGGCTGTATCTTATCTTATTGAGAAGGATAATATTTATTACTTTAAAACTGATTATTATTTGCCAGAATCTGCTTTAGTAGATAAACCAGATAGAGAAACTTATAAACTTTGGAAACAGTAGGGATTAATAACTATTACTGCTGGTAATGTTACTGACTATGATTATATTACTAATGATATTGTAGCTGCTAGTAACATCTTAAATATACAAAAAATAGGATATGATAAATGGAACGCTACTTAGTGGGCAATACACGCTACAGAGATAGGACTACCATTAGAAGAATATCCTTAGACAATGGGAAACTTTAACCGTCCTACAAAAGAATTAGAACGGTTAATATTATCTGGTAATACTGTTATTGATAACAATGAGATTACTAGATGGTGCTTTAGAAATGTTGAATTAAAATCTGACTATAATGGCAATGTTAAGCCTAATAAAGGTATAAAATCAAAAAAGATAGATGGAGTTATAGCTATTATATAGGCTTTAGGAATGTATCTTACAGTTCCTCATTATAGCAATGAAATATTAACTATTTAAGAATTATCATCCATATAACTTAATATGGCTTCTATTCTGCGTAATAAATCATCTGTTCCATTAACATTACCATAAAGTACATCATTGTAAAGATTTTTTACATCATTTTTAGCTATTACTAATATTTGTTTAGCATTACTACCTACTACAGTCCTTTCTATTACTCGTGTAGGTACATCATTAGAAGATGATTGATTTTCTATCTGTTCTTGCAAATCTTCACACTTTTCTTTATAATCAGCTAATTCTGATTGACAGCTAGATAATTGTGATTTACAATCATTAGCTTCTTTTTCTAATTGATTATATTTAGCTTGTAAAGCATCATAATCATCTTGGCTAGTACCACCACCACAAGAAACTAAACACAACGGAAATAGTAGCAATAATAAACTTTTTCTCATAATCAATAATTGTTAAGTTGGGACAAAGATACAAAAAATATATAATAAATGGGATTTTTTAGTAAAAAGAAAAAAATAGAAGAACGTAGTAATCCATTTGATTATTTGATGTATAATAGTACTGGAAGTTATACAGAAAGTAAGGCTTTACTACTTAGTACGGTTTATAGGTGTGTAGAAGTAATATCTGATAGTATTGCTTAGCTACCATTAGAGCCATATAAAATAGATAAAGACGGATATAAGATTAAATATACAGAGCATCCTACTTATAGCTTACTAAATAGAGAGCCTAATAATAAAATGACTAGGTTCACATTTATAAAGACTTTGGTTATTAGTATGCTTTTAAAAGGTAATGGATATGCTTATATAGAAAGAGATACTAATGGAAATGCTAAGGCATTACACTATATTCCAGCAGAATTAGTAACAGTTATATAGCCACAAACTATTAATGATAATATAGTATATAGTGTTACTGGTATGGCTAATGCTGTTGAAGCTTGTAATATGATACACTTGCTTAACTTTAGCTATAATGGAATTAATGGAATTAGTACATTAGCACACGCTAAAAATACATTAGGCTTATCTACAGATAGTGAAGCACACGCTTAGGGATTCTTTAAAGGTGGTGCTAATTTAGCTGGTATATTGAAAGTACAAAGTACTTTAACAAGTAAGCAAAAGAATGACTTAAAAACTAGCTGGCAGACTGCTTTTAGTCCCGTTACTGGTACACCAAATGGAGTAGCTGTATTAGAGGGAAATATGGAATTTTAGCCTATAACAGTAAATCCAGCTGATGCTTAGTTATTAGAAACTAGATAGTTTAATGTAGTAGATATATGTAGATTCTTTGGTGTATCTCCAGTAAAAGCATTTGATTTATCAAAGTCCAGTTATTCAACTGTAGAAGCTACAGAGTTAGCTTTCCTTACTGATACTCTTTCTCCATTGTTAGAAAAGATAGAGCTGGAATTTGAGAGAAAATTATATAAGCCTAGTGAAAGAGATAACATAGATGTTAGATTTAATACTGCTACATTATTAAGAGCTGATAAACAATCATTAGCAAGCTATTACAATACTCTATTTTAGATTGGAGTAATTAGTCCTAATGAGATTAGAAAAGAATTAGATTTACCAGCTTTACCAGATGGAGATAATACCTTTGTTTAGGTTAATGTACAAACTTTAAAAGCAGCTACTACTGTTGCAGAAAATAATACTATAGAAAATGGGAGTAATTAGAGTAACTAAATATGGGGAAGAGTTTACTGTTGATAATTTTTTTGATTATGATTATAGACAAGAAACAAGTAATCCAATAATGGTAAATCCAGTAAATAAATATGTAGCAGAATCATTAAATATAGAAGATGTTGAGATTATAAATTATATAGAAAATCAATCAGATGCTTTTATCTAGACTGGATATAGTTCTGTAAAAGGTGATATTACAAAGATTATAAGAGATATTATGTATTTTGACAATAAATAGTATCGATTTGATGGAGATAACTTTTGTTTTGGAATAGTAAAGCAAAATGATACTTGTTGTGTAAAATATTAGGATGAAATAAAAAATACTATACACGAAAAAATAAAAGTTACATATAATAATTTTTAGAAAATTACTTTTATTTGTAATACAAAAATTGAGAAGGGAAAAACTCCATACTCTGAATTTATTATAGGGGATGAATCTGACAGAGTTAATATTAATAATAGTATTGACTATTTTACTGGGAATAAATTATATTTTACAGATATGTTATTATTTAAAAATAATGAGGAACATTCAAATTATAAAGCCAGATTAAAGACTGCTTAGATATATAAGAATGATGTATTAGTAAGAGATTACGTAGCTGCAAAACGTAAGAAAGATAATAAAGTAGGATTATTTGATAAAGTAGAAAATAAATTTTATACTAGTCCTAATGGTACTGAATTTATTGCTGGATAATATGAAGGAAGTAAGAAATAATAATTTAGAAATTAGAGCTATCACACCAGAAAGTAGATAGGTAGAAGGATATGCTTTAGTTTTTAACTCTGAATCAAACGACTTAGGAGGATTTAAAGAGATTATAGATAGTAGAGCCTTAGAAGGAGTTATAGCTAATTCTGATGTACTTTGTTTACTTAATCACAATGAGGACAAAGGAGTATTAGCCAGATGTAATAAAGGTAATGGAAGTTTAGAACTTACTATAGATGATAAAGGATTAAAGTATGCTTTTGAAGCTCCTAATACTGCTTTAGGTGACGAACTTTTAGAAGGACTTAGAAGGGGTGATATTAGTACATCTTCATTTGCTTTTACTGTAGGTTCTGATAGCTGGGAGAAAAGAGCAGACGGTACTTATTTACGTACTATCAAAGATATTAAATAGCTTTATGATGTATCACCAGTTTATCACGCTGCTTATGATGCTACATCAGTTAATACTAGAGGACTAGATAACTTAAAAGAATAGGAAAAGAAAGAGATAGAAGACTATTATAAAGAACTAGAAAATAAAATTAATGGCTAACACATTAGAGTTATTGGATAAAAAGGAATAGCTTACTATTCAAGCTAAGAATATCCTTACAGCTGGTAAATCTGAATCTAGAAAGTTATCAGCAGATGAAGAAAATGCTTACAATGATTTATGTAAGCAAATAGCAGATGTTGACAAAGAAATTAGAGATATTAATGATAAGTTAAACAAAGAAACAAACAAAGTAATTAAAAGAACTATGAGTAAATTTTCATTGATTAAAGCAGTAAATGACATCGCAAATAACCGTAATTTGGATGAAAGAAGTTAGGAAGTAGTAAACGCTGGTATTGCAGAAATGCGTAAGGCTGGGCAATCATATAGCGGTCAGATTGTATTACCTATTGAAGAAAGAGGTAATATTCAAGCAACAGTAGCTACAAATGGTCAAGAAGTTGTAGCAGAAGATAAACTTAATATTTTAGAGCCACTTAGAGCTAATTTAGTAATGGCTTAGGCTGGTGCTACTTATATGAGTGGTTTAGTAGGTAATGTATCTATTCCAGTATATAGCGGTTCTAATGTAGGCTGGGCTGGTGAAGTAGATGCTGCTACTGATGGTGCTGGTAAATTTAGTGAAGTTAATTTAGAGCCTAAGAGATTGACAGCATTTATAGATATTTCTAAGCAGTTCCTTATTCAAGATTCAGTATCAGCAGAGGAAATGCTTAAAAATGATATTGTAAGAGCTATCTCTAATGAATTGGAGAAAACTATTTTAGGTAATGCTGCTGGTTCTAATACTAAGCCAGCTGGCGTATTTAATGGTGTAACTGCTGATACTACAGCTTTAGATTTTAAAGGTATTGTAGATATGGAACAAGCATTAGAGGATAAAAATGTAACTGGTAATTTAGCATTTATTGTAGCACCTAATGTTAAGGCTGCTTTAAAGACTACTCTTAAATCTACTGGAGTTTCTGGTTATTTGATGGAAGGTGGAGAAGTAGACGGTATTCCAGTTTATTCTACATCAGCTTGTACATCTAAAGGTATGGTATTAGGTAATTTCTCTGATTACGTAATAGGACAATGGGGCGGAATTGATTTGACTGTAGACCCATATACACAAGCAGCAAGCGGTAAAGTACGCTTAGTTATTAACGCTTACTTTGATGCTAAGCCACGTAGAGCCGAAGCATTTGCTAAGAAAGTAATTAAGTAATCTAGTCTATTTAATAAGTAAAAGCTATGTTTGTTACATTAAAGGAAGCAAAGAAACATCTTAATATAGATGATGGTTTTACTGATGATGATGCTTATATAACAACTCTTATTTAGGTAGCAGAAGATTCAGTAGCTTAGCATTTAGACATAGCTTTAAATGAGTTAATAGTAGGTGGTAAATTACCATCTGCTGTTACTCATTCTATTTTACTAATGGTTGGTAATTTGTATGCTAATAGAGAGCCAGTAAGTTATAGTACTGTAATGAAAGTACCTTATACTATGGAGTATTTATTAGGACTTTATAAACATTATAATATACCATAATATGTAGGCTGGATTATTAACGGATAGAATTATTATAGAAAAGCCAATCACTTAGCAAAATGGATTTGGAGCTAATGCTATTAAGTGGACTGAATTTATAACTACTAGGGCTGGAGTTACTTATAGTAATGGTAATAGAGCTAATGAAAACAATGAGATAGTATATATTTATACTGTAGTCTTTAAAATTAGATATTATCACAAAGTAACGGAATTTATGCGTATCACTTGGAACGATTAGAAATATAGAATTTTATCTATCTAGGCTGATAAACATAAGTAGTTTAAAATAATTAATGCAGAGTTAATAAATGATTGAATTTGATGATAGTTAGGTATTAAATCTATTTGCTGCTTTATCTGGTAAAGATTAGACTAAAGCAATGAAAGCAGCACTTAGAAAAGCTGCTTAGATATTAGTAAGAAAGACTAAAAGTAATTTAAAGAATATAGTAAAGAACTCCACTAAGAAATCTGCAAAGTACGGTAAATCTCTTTAGAGTGGTATTAAAGCCAAAGTAAACAAAGAAGGTACTGAAGCTAAGGTGCATATTATGGGAGATTTTAGACTAAAGTTTTTTGAATCTGGTACAAAAGACAGATATACCAGAGGACATAAAATAACTGGGTATGAAGGTAGACATTTAAAAAGAAGTGGAAAAGGTGGTTTTAGAGGTGTAATTACTGGAAAGAACTTTTTTAAGTCAGCTTAGAAAGAAAGTGAAAGTTAGGTATTCAGTAGTATAGATAACTTACTATCAGAATCAATTTAGAAAATAGCATCTAAGAAATGAGTAGTTTACAAATTGGTAAAGCTATATATACTATATTGGCTAAAAATAATATAAGTAAAGTGTTTCCTTTAGTTGCTGATGAAGGTACTACTTTTCCATTTATAGTTTATAAGCGTAGTGGATTAGAGCCAGCTAATACTAAAGATGTATATAACTTTTCAGAATTAGCTACTTTAGATATTATTGTAGCTGCTAATACTTATGAAGAGAGCATAACAATAGCTGAAAAAGTTAAGGATATACTGGAGCATAGTAGAGGTACTTATGCTGGTATTACTATAGAGGAAATTACTTTAGATGATGCAGATGAGGATTATTTAGAAGATACATTTATATAGAAACTAACATTTAAAATTAATATAAAATGAGTGTAATTAAAGGTAGTGATATGATGCTTTTTGTGGGTGGTAAATCTATTGGATTTGCTACATCACATAGTTTATCAATTAGTGCAGATACAAAAGAAACCAGTTCTAAAGATAGTGGTGGCAAGTGGCAAACCAGTGAAGTAGGTGTTTTAAGTTGGACTGCTTCAAGTGAAAACCTTTGTGCAGATTCTGTAGAAGGTATTGGCTATGATGATTTGTTTGGAATGATGATAGCAAGAAAGCCTATTACTGGTGTATTTGCTTTGGAAGGAAGTTCTACTAATTTAGCAGAAGGTAAGTTAGATGCTGTTAAAACTGGTGGTTGGAAAGCTAAGGCTAATGATGGATATACTGGATAGATGATTATAACATCTTTGGAAAAAAACGCTCCAAATGGAGAAAACGCAACATTTACAGTACAATTTACTGGAGTTGGTGCGCTTACAAAAGTTATAGCTTAATAATAACTAATAGCCTACTCTTTTACCCATAAAGGGTAGGCTTTATTTTTAAATAGACTATGATTATAAATAAGAAAGAATATAAAATGAAATATACTTTTAGGGCTTTAATGCTCTTTGAGTAGATTACTAATAAGATGTTTACAATAGAAAGTTTATCAGATGAGCTAATATTTTTCTATTGCATCCTATTAGCAAGTAATCCAGATAATACTATGACATTTGACGAGTTTATGGATTATATAGATGATGATACTACTTTACTTACATAGTTCCAGCAATTCCTTACTGATGAAGCTATAAAAAGAAATGTATATAGTAAAGTAGAATCAGACGAAAAAAAAAGTCTTTAACCGTTACTGAAATATACTAGACTTTAGTAATATAGTGTGGCTTATCTCCAGACTATGTATTAGATAAAATGCAAATGTATGAAGTATAGCCACTTATTACATCTATGCACTTAAAACATAGGGATAGCTGGGAACAAAGCAGAATGATAGCCTATATTATTGCATAGGTAAATAGTAGAAAGAAACTAAATCCTACAGACATTATTAAATTTGCTTGGGATAATGAGGAAGAGATGAATAAGGAAACTAGTATGAGTAATGAGGATATAGAAAGACTTAGAAAGAAAGCAAAAGAATATTCATTAAAAAATAAATAATATATGGCTGATTTTGTAACTAGAATTATACTTTAGAATCAGCAGTTTAAAAGCTAGCTGTAGGATTGTAAAAAAGAGATAGCAAGTTTAAAAGGAGCTAGTTAGTCTACTGGTAGTTCATTAGGTAACTTTAATGGTTTACTTAGTAAGGTTGGTATTAGTGCTAATGGCTCTGGTAATATACTTAGTACTTTAGGCGGTACACTTGGTAAATTAGGTGGATTCTTTGGTGTGGCTATGAGTACTGGGGCTTTATTTAATGAAATGTTAGATAATAGCCAGACTTTAGGAGATGCTGTAGAAAGGGCGCAAACTTAGGCTGGTAGTGCTGTAGATTACTTTGCTACTTGTTTAGTAAATGCTGACTTTAGTAACTTTATAAATGGATTACAGCAGACTATAGAAGAATCTGGTAAGTTAGCTGATGCCTTAGATGATTTAGCAACAGCAGCACAATAGTTAGGGGTAATAGATGCTAGAGTAAACGCAAAAAGAGCTTTAGCACAAAAACACTATTACGAAGCTAGAACTAAAGAGCAAAAGAAAGCTGCTGTAGAGGAAATGAAAGATGCTGATAAGATGTTTGCAGAAGCTCATAGTAAGTTTGGTAAGAAAAACTTAGATACTGGTAGATAGCAAATTAGAGCTATTGTAAATCCTTAGCTTAATGGAAAACACCTTACTAACAATCAAATAGATTATTATTTCCTTAATGAAGAAAAAGCTGCTGAATAGGGTAAAAAAGCTAATAAGAAATTATAGGCTATAGTTTCAGAGCGTAATAAGATACTTAATAAAGGAAAAGTTACAGACTTTGACGGACCAGTAGGACATAAAGGAAGTAATCCAGTAAGTAATTTATCTGCTGCTGATAAGAAAAGATTACAGTAGCTAAATGCAAAGGAAAAATAGATTAAAGGTACTATAGGCTATGCTTATTCTAGAATAAATGAAATATAGGATAACAAAGAAAATGCACCTATGACACAAGCCAGAAATAATATTAAAGAATATTATAGCTAGCAAGCATAGGTAACATAGCTAGAAGCCAATACTGCTAGGAAGGAAGCAATGGCTGAAAGTTATAAAGGTGGTTCTAGTACCAAAAAAGGAAATAAGAAGAAAGGTAAGGGACATAAAACACCTAAAAATATAACACCAAAGAAAGTATATAAGGAAACTGCTACTACTATAGAAGCTATGGAGGATAATATAGATGTATTATCTGAAAAGCTAAAGAAGTGTGTACCTAATTCAGAATCTTATAAAGAAGTTGAATCACTTTTAGAAAAGTGGAAAGATAAACTTTCTATGGTAGGCTTTGATACAAATGCTAAGACTATTAAAGGAATGAGTGATAACATCCAGATTCTTAGCGACAAATTACAGAACTTAGACCCTAATACTGATGCTTTCAAAGAAACTACTAATCTTATAGAGAGCTGGCAAACTAAGCTGGATGATATTAATAACAATGGCTTTAAAGATAGTGCTAAAAGCATTAAGGATATTAATAATAATATTCAGATACTTAACTACAGACTAAATAAAACAGTACCTAGAACGGATGAATGGTTTTAGATTACTAAGCAAATTAAGCAATAGAAAGAATTACTAAATACATTTGCAAAAGGTTCTATAGCTGATTTGAATAATCAGATAGAAGAAATATCAGAATAGCTATAGAATGAAAATCTTACTGTAGATGCTAGAGTTAAGTTAGAAACCACTAAGAAAGAGTTATAGGATGCTATAGATACTATTAGTGATACTACTACTATTAAG